GAGTCACGACAAGCCCAAGACTCAAGCCGGACGAGATATCCGCGCTGGTACTCGATCAGATCAAGACTGCGTGGCTGAAGGATGCACAGGCTACGAAGATCAGGGAGCTACAAGACCGCATCAAGCGACTGGAGGAGGCGGGGGATGCGATGTTCCCATGGTCGGAGCGTGTAGGTCAGGAGTTCTGGACCAAAGCCAAGGAGGCCAAGCCGTGAACCCGCAACACGAAATCTATGAGCTTCAGTGCAAGGCAATCGGAGACATGGCGAAGGAGAACAATGAGTTGAAGCAGCGTATCAAGCGGCTGAATGAGAAGATCAATAGTCTTATAAAAGCAGGCAATGAACTGCGAGAATGCGCGTCACGAATCGGAACAGTTGCGGCTGGCGAAGCGAGCGTTATCAGACGCACGCAAGAAGCAATAGAAGAATGGAACAACAAAACAAAATGAACATATTTACCCCAACAAATCCACCACCTCAACACGACCCAGTCGACTTAATGAAGCAAGCCGACCATCTACTCAACAAGACCGAGCGCAAGCAAGGCTGGCCATACTATGATCTAAAGCACGCGATTCAGTTCGCGCAGATGGTCGTAAAGTTGAGCAAGATTCCCAGCAAAAAAGCCACGATCAACACACTCACGCTAAGACAACAGCCTCAAACTGTACGTGCTCGCCTGTCACAGGGCAAAGCATTCCTCGTAGACAAAGGCGCAGGGATTCTTCGCGGCCAAATCCACGAAGACGATATTCCTCTCGTGTCTGAGCTATCAGAGAAAGTCCAGATCTCTGTGCGCAAAGTCAACCTCATCATCGAACTCGTCGAACCCGTGGATAATATCCTCGACGCAATGACTCCGCTGATGGGAGGCAGCGACGAAGATCCCTTTACATTCAACGAAGAGATCTTCCGCGATCAGATCGCAGAGTTCATGAACAGCGGAGAGATTGGATCGCAGGCAAGCTGGCAAAACTACACCAGCAGCGCAGAGAAATATGCCAGACAGCTTGCGCTACAAGACAACACTATCCTGATCGAGACAACGCCCACCGAACTTATCGTGATGAAGATGAGTGAGGAGATGTTGAAGGGTCTAGAGTAAACCATCAAACAACACAGTGCAAATCTTCCTACCCTACGCAGACATCGAACAGTCTGCTCGCGTGCTAGACACACAGCGGCTTATGAAACAAAGGGTCGAGAGCTATCAAATTCTCAACACCCTACAAGGCAAGTCAACTGGCTGGCGCAGTCATCCCGCCGTGCGCATGGTGCGAGACTATCAAGCATGGTTGTGTCTTTACTCCATCAAGATCTGTCAAGAAGCACGCCGCCGTGGTTATCAAGACAGCCTACTCCCGCATTTCGAGAAAGAGATTCTCACATATCCTTACATCATCCAGCCACATTGGCTCGGCTGTTATCTACACAAGACGCATCAGAGTAATCTGATCCGCAAGAAAGCAGACTACTACAGACCACACTTTCCAAACATACCAGACAATCTACCTTACTTCTGGCCACCGCTATGAAACCACTCATGCTAGCCATAACAATCTTCGCCACGGAAACAACACTCATTGCGCTGCATCAAGACTTCGAAGCAAAGCTACGAGCCATCAGCCAAATCGAAAGCAACGACAATGACAAAGCCAAAGGCCGACACGGTGAACTCTCACGCTATCAAATCAAACGCGCCGTCTGGCGACAGCATTTCCCTGACGAGAAAGATATGCGCCATGTTCCAGCAGAAGCGAGGCGCTGCGCTAAGGCGCATCTATGCTGGCTTGAACTCAAGCTCTGTCTCGCCCAAGGCACCAAGCATCCAAACCCACGAGATGTTTACGCCGCGTGGAATATTGGACTTAAGGCTTACGCCCGCAGAGATTACACTCTTGCTAAACTCCCAAGCAATATCAGACAAAGAGCGGACAGATTTACAAACCTATATGAAGACTACAGCAACCACCAGTGCTAATGTCACACACTCCACCATCGTAGAAGAAGAACAAGCCCCACCACAGAAGCATTACTTCTATGCCTATCAATACAGCTTCAACGGCGCATGGTTCTCGACCATGTTACACTACACGCCGGAAGAAGCATTCAATGACATGAGAGACTCTGGAATCGTGCACAAGAAACTCTGTTGTATTGTTCTATGATATGAGCAATCAATCTCTCAACGAACTCGATCTTCTTCTCGGCCTACCTAAGCCGGTCGAAGAGATGACAGACAAAGAACTCGAACGCTTTCTTCTTCAACACTTTCCCCATACACGCCCGACCGGCACCGATCTCGCTTCCCTGCTCAACGACCCTCTGCTAAAAGGCATAGACGTTCAAGCCATCATCAATCAAACTCAGAACTTTAAGTTTAAGAAATCATGAAACTATCCTATAAAGATCTGCCGCACGAAGGCATTCCCTCTGTCATTCCAATCAACGCTTCTGGATTAAAGATCTCAGCGTGTCCGCGCCGTTGGTTTTTCACAGTCTTCCTCGGCCTCAAGCCTAGAGAAGACATCACCGCCTTGACGGTGGGTAAAATTATCCATAAGTTCGCAGAGAACATAGCGTTTGATCGCAGTGGAGAGAAGTGGCAAGATGCCTGTATGGAGGCGTTCAAAGCGGCAAAGGAGAAGAACCTTCCAGTAAAGGATCAAGATCAGATTCGCAAAGCCCTAACCGCCGCGCCTTTGTCTTCTCTCCCACAGCCGCTAAAGTTCGGCGACAATCGAGGGGCTGAGTTACCCTTCAACATTCCAGTCGTGGACCGGCCGGGCTTCGCATACATGGGCACAGTAGACGTGCTATCTGCAACGCCCGCCGGGATCGTTCAGATCACAGACTATAAGACCACACGCAAGTACGCATTCAAGGACGCAGTCGCGGGCTACGAAGGCGACACGCAGTTTTCTTTCTACTACTATATCTTCAACAAGTTTGCCTATGATATCTTCCGCGACGATATCAACTATGCAAACTCTGCATGGTATCGCCGCATGGTGATCCGCACGTTGATCGTACAGATCTCTCTGCCAGCCCCAGCGTGGAGGCTTGGCCCAGACTGGAGCTTCACCGAGGAGCAACTCACAGAGTTCGGAGTTGAGGTTAAAGATAAGATCGACACATTCTCCAACGATATCAACGAAGCCTTGGCCCACGATAAGCTCCCGCCGCCTAGCGGCAAGGCTTGCAATGCCTGCCCGAGCTGTCCCTTCAAGCGTATCTGCTTTGCACAGAACGCAGTGCAGCTTGAACTCTTTTTGTCGGAGTGTTCTATAACTAAGTATGAACCTCTGGCTTGGTAAAAACTAAAACATATGGAAACAATCCCTGTAGAAAAACAAAATCCTAAATGGCCACGAACTCTAATCGCCCTCGTGGGTCCGAGTGGCTGCGGCAAGTCTACATCCTTCCGCAACGTAGATCCCGCGCGCACAGTCATCTTCGATGCCGAGCGAAAAGGTATGCCCTTTCGTGTGCGCGACGACAAGCTAGTCGTTCCGATCGACAGCTATGATAAGCTCACGGTCGAGCTGAACAAGCTAAAGAAAGACACTACGAAAGATCTCGTCGTGATCGACTCTATCACCGCCGCGATTGATCAGTTGCAAGTTAAATGTGAACAAATCTACAAGGGCTTTGACATCTGGAAGAACTATAACGACGGCATTCAAGCGTTGTGTACTAACCTCAAGTCTCTCGACAAAACCGTCATCATCACTGGGTTAGAGGAAATTGTCCCAATCCAAGGCCTCGACGGCAGCATGACAACTCGCCGCCGTCTCTACGTTCAAGGTAAAGAGTGGGCAAACAAAGGCATCGAGTCTGAGTGCCTTGCTGTGTGGTCTGTCTATGCTAAGAAGGAGAAGGGCAGCGACACAATCCAATACTTCTTCGCCACGCAGACCGACGGCGTGACCACCGCGAAGACTCCTATCTTCTGGGGCTTGCCTAATCCCATGGAGAATTGTGTAGTCAAGGCGTTGAACAAAGTAGCAGTAGAACTTCTGAAGCCCTAATACTATGAACGAAAATATTCCAGCCAACGATAAACAATATCCCGAAAAAGAAGCCGAGATCCGAGTGATTCTTAAAGTCAAACAGAACTCTGACGGCAGCGTTACCGGTTATGTCTATAGCTTCGACATCAATAACTACGAAGGTCTTCTCTCTAATGCAACTCATCTCGTTAGAGAGTATGACTTTGAGTATGCTACAGATAAGATGATCGAAGTAACGATTGATCACGTCCTCAAAAACAGAGCTTAACAACTTGGCCCATCAAAAGCTCCTCCCCATTTGTCGGTGACAGTGTTAGTCAATAACAAACAAACAAACAAAACTAAAATGAAAAAAGGTACTGAAGTCAAGATCGGATTCATCCCCGCCAACGTGTACAAGGTTCTTGTCCACCGCACCGAGACCCGCCAGAGCGGTAAGGGATTCAAGATGGTTGTCTGTGAGTGCGAGATCGTTGCGCCCGAGACTGCTATCGCCAACGGTACAACCTATAAGACCCTCGGTTCGAAGGGCAATATGTACATCATGCTAGAGAACAAGAACGGCGTGGACTCTGCGCTTGAGCTTCTTGCCGCGCCGCTGCAGGTTGTCGGTCTGTATGACAATCTTCCCGAAGATTACAATGACGTAGATGTGGCTGAGGTTCTGTCTTCGCTGCAAGGTCACGCCTTCAATATGCTCGTTCAGTCTCAGCCCGAGTATGTCAGCGACGATCCTTCCAACAGCCGCGATCTCAAGTTCGCCAAACGCGACGAGAACGGTGAGGCTATCATCAAGCGATACAACACACAGTTTGATTTCTCTCAGGTCAAAGGCGTTGCCTCTCTCCTGTCTGCATTTTAAGTCTATCAGATAGAATGGTTACTATCGAGTAGACATGCGCCTCTTAGAGAGACTGCGAGACTTTCTAAGAGGTTTGATTTTGTGGTAAGGAATAGAGCGCAGAGAGAACCTGCGACCTGGGATTTGTGAACTCCCTTCATTGAACACCTTACCACTACGTTAGACATATCGCACCGCTGGCAGACCGGATAAAGTCTGCCTTTTATTTTCTCTTAAATTAACCACCTAATGATAGCCCTCGTACTCCATGGACCTTCGCGATTTGATAAAGAAAACAACGGCATCCTTCTCGGACCCGCCGGAGATTTTGTTCGTGCTGTGTTGGCTCATCATAATCTTGACTTGGATAATCCATCTGCTATTTTTGTAACCTTTGCGGACGACTTCTTCAAGAACTCTAACAAGCCCAGCGGAATCAAGAAGATCATCTTTGCTGGGGCTAAAGCCCTAGATTATCTGCCGCTCGCCAAAGATAAAACTCTCGATGCCTTTCGCGGCGTAGTCTATACCTCAGCAAACAAGACCCAATACATCGTAACCTATTGGCCGCAAGATTGTGTTGACGCATGGGCTATGGAAGATGCTTTGGATGGAGACAATGACAATGAAGATGCACTCGACAAAGACGACGGCAAAAGCACAAGCCCAACGAAGCGCAGTAACTACTCTTTCTGGTTCGCCCAAGACATCAAGAAACTCCTAACTTATGACCCGCAAAAAGTTCAACCTGAACCCCAAGTCTACAACTGCCAGCGAGCAGCCCAATGCACAAGTGTCTTCGACCACGAAGGTCCGATCTTCTTCGACATTGAGACTCACCCCAAGACCAACACCCTTACCTGCTTGGCCATCGCGTGTGGAGAGAGTCCTGTTTACTCTGTTCCTGTGTACGATTGGGGCGGCAATCTTAATGTCGGTGTGGTTTTCTTTGCACGGTTCATAAGAGAGCTAAAGAAACGTAGAGTCGTCATACACAACGCTCTCTTCGATCTCTGCTTTCTCGCCGCCTTCTACAAAATCCCATTTGGAACTGATATCTACGACACCATGGTCGCAGGGCATCGCATATTCCCCGAGGCCGAGAAGTCTCTGGCCCATCAGACAACTATCTACAGCAACAGACCCTTCCACAAAGATGAAGCAGGGAACTTTGATCCTCGCAATCGAGCACAATTTGAGCAGCTCCGCGCTTACAATGTTAAAGACGTTATTGTCCTCCGAGAGATTTACTACGGTCAGATTGAAGTCTGCCGAAACGACGCTGGACTTCAAGACTCTGTCGATCAAGCTAGTCGATCCCTCGCAGACTACGCCTTCATGTCCCTCCACGGAATGCACTTCGATCCCGTTAAAAGAGGATATATAGTTAGACGCTGTGAAGAACGCTATAAGCAACTCAATCGCGTTCTCAAGATCCTCGTCGGCTTCGACCTCAATCCCGGCAGTCCCGATCAGGTCGTGAAGTATCTACATCAGCAGCTAAGATATAAAGCCGAGAAGACAACAGACAAAGGCGCACCCTCTGTCGCCGGGGATGCGCTCTATAAGATCAAGATCAAACACCCTAAGAACGTAGCCATCGACGTGATCTTCGAGATGCGTCGTATGGTGAAGCTTAAGGGTATGCTAGGATTTCAACAGTGGATTTGGGAATATTAATTTAGGAACAAAATGCAAGACATTAAAATAAAAGACGAATCAATCGCAGCCTCCTTCATGCGTGCTGCTGTGTATGACGCATCTAAGTTTGGCCACGTGATCTCAATGCCAAAGCTTAACGGACTAAGATGTATGTATCTTCCCGGCCAAGGCTTTTATTCACGAGACGGCAAGCGGTGGAATGATTCCGTGCTGTCCTATATCGTCCCGCCAAAGACAGACTACATCATCGACGGCGAGTTGTATTGTCACGGCATGAGCCTTCAGGCTATCAACAGCGCAGTGGCAGTCACTCGCATACATCCCGGCCCTAAGGCTCAAAATATAACCTTCAACGCATTCGACATCGTAGAGCCTAAGTTCAACGCCATGACGCGTATGCTTATGCTAGACAAGATTCTCCGCGACGATTACTTATCGGCCGGAATGTATCTTGTAGACTGGGAAATCTGCAAGTCACGCATTGATCTCGACAAGGCCTATGAAAAGTATCTTGCCCTAAACTATGAAGGCCAGATGCTGAAGAGCGTGTTCGGATCTTATATGCCACAGGGCGAGAAGGAACGCCCGACTATGAACCTGCAGAAGCGCAAGGCATTTCTCGACGACGAGTTCGAATGCATTGGGCGCGTCGTCTCGACGGAAGGTAAATGCAAGGGTAAGCTAGGCGCACTTAAGTTCATCACCAACAGAGGCGTAAGCTTCGAGGTCGGCACAGGCTTTACCGACGAAGAGCGCGAAGAGTATATCGCACCTAACTATCACTTCCAAAAGAAAGCGACTATCAAGTACCTCAACCTCACAGACGACGGTCGCCCGTTCAATGCGTCGTTTATTGGATGGCGCGACGACGTTTAACCTTATGCCCACTCCACACATCCACTGCCTGACATCTCTCAAGGTCGCCGGGACTGGAAGCTTCCGCCTCGCAAGTGGTCAATTCCTAGGCAACTACGGAGCAAATCTGCAGAATCCCGACAAAGAAGCTCTCGATATCTATATCGCACCGCCGGGTCTTAGCTTCGTCCAGTGCGACCAGAGTGGCGCAGAGGCCCTCATCGTGGCCTATCTCACACGCCCCGGCAAATACAGAGAGCTCTTCAGCGTGGGCATCAAGCCTCATACCTTCATCGCGCTGCATATTTTCTGCGAGAGTATGCAAAACATCTGGCCTCTCGCGGGCAAAAGTCCGAGCTATTGGAAATCTCTATCGCCGAGCGAGCTAAGACAAGAGCCCGACTGGAAGCCTCTCGACAAAGCAATCAAATCTTCAGACAAAGAATACAAGATCGGCAAGATGGTCTGCCATGCTTCCTCTTATAGGATGCGTGAGCGGACCTTCCAGCTTCAGACACTCAAACAAAGTCATGGTACTCTTACCCTCAGCCTTGCTGAATGTAAAACATTCCTCGGCTTCTTCGCATCACTGTTCCCCGAAATCATAGAATGGCAAGATGAAATTGAATTTAACATTAGAGCTAAACGTGAGCTCCGGAATCTATTTAACTATCCGCGTCGGTTCGAGAGAACTATTACTGACTCTTATATCAGGGAAGGCATCTCATGGATTCCTCAATCCACCGTGGGCTGTATCACTCACGCCGCGATTAATCGGTATAACAGAGAACGCCCAAGCAATACGCTACCGGCGATTAACAATAAACATGACTCTTTTTTGGCGTTGGTACTCGATAATGATATCAGCACAACAGCGAAGCACATGCAGGAATGCCTCGCAATATCTCTCACCGGCCGAGATGGAATGAACTTCACTATGAAATCAGAAGCCCAAGCCGGAAAGAACTGGGGTAAGTTCTCAAAAGATAATCCACAAGGCATGAGAGACTTACCTTAACAGTGGCCCAATAAAAGCTCCCTCCGATTTATGCGCCAGACGAACGACCGAATAACTCAGATCGTGAATGCGATCCGAGAGAAGATCAAAGAGTGGCCGCCTAACCTGCCGCCGCCCTCGGTCGTTATTGTACACGAGACTCACCTGCCCAGCGAGTTCGATCCGAACTTTGAAAAGCTAGAAGGTTTCGACGTAATAACCACACTACAAATCCGTAAGAACTCTGTGAGACTCGCTTACTTACATGAGCCTATATGAAGACTGGTGTTTGTACACAAAGGACGTACAAAGCCCGCAGCCTTTTGTCGACGCTGCATTCTATTTCATGATCGGTGCCGCCCTTCAAAGGCGCGTTTGGTTTGGAGACTTAGACTTTCACGCAGTATTTCCCAATCAATACATCGCTTTCATCGGACCTGCTTCGGCGGGCAAGTCACTCATTACGACTCCGATGAAAGACCTACTCGAAATTCCTGCCGACATCAAGTCGCCCGAGAACGATCTCGCGGCCGATCTTCTCGGCGAGGATGCAGAGTCCACACGCGGAGGCTCACGACAGCCTCTTATCTATATCGCGCCCAACAGCACGACCTTCGAGCAATTCACAATGGAGACTTCAAAGGTCGCCTATCTCCATCGTTATGTTGATGAACAAAATCGCAGAAAAGCCTATCATCACAGCTCTCTCGTCTTCATCCTCGACGAGCTAACATCTATCTTTAAGAAAAATGCAGAACAACTCTCCGACTTTCTTCTCGAAGCTTATAACGGTGGAAAGAAATACGTCCGAAAACTTAAGCACAGCGATACAGACTTCTGCACAAATATGTGTATCAGCCTGCTCGGCAACACGACGCTCGGCAAGTTTCAGAGTCTACAGAATCAAGACATTCTCTCTGACGGCTTTATGGCTCGTACGATTATCGTCTATGGGATCGAAAAGCGTTTCCATCTATATTCCATTCCTCCGCTTTCGGAGGAACAGAAGGCCGCGAAAGCTCGCCTGCAGTCTTACATTCGGGAACTCAACAAGCTCTATGGACCTGTCATTCTAAACGCCGAAGCCAAAGAATACATCCACGAACACTTCGAAGTTAATCCTTCCTCAGTCCACACGAACAAGCATCCGATGCTCGATGAGTATTATGGCCGCAAGAATCTCCATCATCAGAAGATCCTGTTTGCCGTACACTTTGCCCGCACGACGGACATGATCATCACACGCGAAGATACCGAAGAAGCCACAGCTCATCTTGCACGTCTTGAAAAGGATATGCACATTCCCTTTGTAGGAATGGGGCGCAACGAGAGCGCAAAGATCTCAGAAGATATCTGGCGTTACATCAAGACAACGCAAGGCGCAACCAAGAAATCAATCTTTGTCAGGTTCTATCAGGCACTGAAGACACCCGACGAACTCCGCCGTGTGCTAGATGATCTAGTCACGATGGATCGTATCAAACTAATCAGACTAGAAGGAGTTGAACAATATGTCGCAAAGTGAAAGGAGTAACGTAGAACGCCGCCAAGAGTTTCTCAAGACCGTAGAAGGCTTGGTGTGCAGAGATCGCAACGTGACGCATGGCGATGCGGAAGATAACTTCAAGGTGATCGCAGCTTTGTGGAGTTCATATCTCAACGGACCTATCGAATCGAAGGATGTGGCCGCGATGATGTGCTTGTTCAAAGTCTCACGCCTTATCAACAACAGAGACAACCTTGAGAACTGGCATGATCTTGCAGGCTATGCGGCCTGTGGCGGTGGGATAGTGATGAAGAAGTTAGATAGTGAATAACTAACGACGAAAAGAAAACCCGCCCTGTGATAAGCAGAGCGGGTTTTTTGTTGTCTTAATTTATCTTATACCGGACATTCCTTCTATCAAACTCTTGCGATACTTGTCTTCATTCTGTCTTGTATAGTATCGCTTCAGCGTCTCACTTCCTTTTCCTGGCTCTGCGCCTTCGACAAAGCCTAGATATCTCGCCGCTTTCATAGGCTGCCTTTCTAGCGAAGGCATGATAGCATTCTGACTAGTCTTCAACTTTCTAATCCGGCTCGCATAATCTTCTGGTGATGTTGCTTGTTCTCTTGCACGCGACACTAACTCAAATGCCTCTTCGCCGGTATCCTCTGTGACAGAACCCCGTTCAAACTTCTGCTCTGCAAGGTTCTCATAACTCACAGGGAACATTCCATTCGACCGACCAGTTCCACTCAACTCTTCAAACAACCGAGCCTTGCGCCGATCAGCACTACGCAGATTATCGGAGCCTTCATTAAAGACTTCATCAATCCACGTACTCGCAACGCGCGCCATCTGTGTCTTTCCAACGATCACATTCTTGCCGAATCGCTGCAGCACAAGCCCAACATCTTCACCCTTGTCAATGGCCGTCAGCGCACCAGCCACATTCTTCATACCATCAGCGAACAACTCAGCCGCAGGGAAAACCCCAACGGAAGACTGCGTGTCGCCAACTAA